GCGATGCTGCATACACTGTGTATCGCATAGCCTAAACCTGAATGGGGCTTCGGCCCCGTTCTATAAGGAAATAATTATGGCAAATACAAAATCTATTGGTGTTGCTTTTGAAGACCAAGACCTAAAAGGTTCAGCAACAATTTATGCCCTTGCTGGAAGTGGGCAGCTTGGATATAACACTGGAAGCTCTACTACGGCGCCTTCAACTGTTACTCAAGCTACCAGCAAATCTACTGGCGTGACCATCAACGCATCTGTTGGTCAAATTGTGACAAACAATGCTGCTTTGGCTGCTGGTGTTGAAGTGGCTTTCATTGTTACAAATAGTGCGGTAAGTGCCTATGATGTTCCAATTGTGGCATTAGCAAGCGGCGCAGCCACGGCGGGAACGTATTTGCTTTCGGTGGCCGCTGTAGCTGCCGGATCATTTACCGTAGTAATTTCAAATGCATCCGCAGGCAGCTTGTCTGAGGCGCTGACTTTGAATTTTGCTTTGATTCACGTTGCACAAGCGTAAGAGGAAGGGGAGGCCAAAAACCTCCTCTTTCATTTATGGAAATATACCTCGCTCACCCCGTTCATGGCCGCAAAGTAGCGACTATGGAACTTGAAGCCGAATACGATGAAAAAAACGGCTGGACACGATATACTCTGGATACGCCCCAAGTCACCGAGGCGGCTCCTGTTAATGCGCTGGAAGTAAAGCGCAAATACATACGCAAAGCTATAGCTGAAGGAGCCTAGTCATGGCGACATACACCGCTGGCGATCAGATTAACCGAGCACTAAGATTGCTTGGTGTCCTTGCTGAAGGCGAGACTACATCTGCGTCAGTGTCGCAAGACTCTCTGACCGCGCTCAACCAGATGATTGATAGCTGGAACACTGAACGTCTGTCGGTGTTCAGCACCCAAGACCAAATGTTTACTTGGCCCGCTGGTTTTATCAACCGCACCCTTGGTCCAACAGGCAACTTTGTAGGCAACCGCCCCGTGCTGCTGGATGACGCAACCTACTACCGCGACCCAGGCACCAACGTCAGTTTTGGCATAAAAATGATCAACCAGCAGCAGTACGACGGTATTGCTGTCAAAACGGTAACGTCAACTTACCCGCAAGTTATTTTTGTCAACATGACATATCCTGATATTGATATGTTCATCTACCCCAAGCCCACACGGGACTTGGAATGGCACTTTATCAGCGTTGAAGAGTTGACCCAGCCTGCTAACTTGGCGACTAACATCCTGTTTCCACCTGGTTACTTGCGTGCTTTCACCTACAACTTAGCCTGCGAAATTGCACCTGAGTTTGGCGTAGAGCCTAGCCCCCAAGTTCAGCGCATTGCCATGACCAGCAAGCGCAACCTCAAGCGCATCAACAACCCTGACGATGTGATGTCTATGCCTTACGCCATTGTGGCGACTCGTCAACGCTTTAACATTTACGCAGGAAACTACTAATATGGCTACCATTGCAATTTCAGCTCTCCCCGTCGCAACTGCGGCTGCCGTTGGTGATGTCTTGCCAATTGTGCAAGGCGGCACAACTAAACAGGTCACTAACGCACTGCTGTTTACTAATGCAACGTTGGTTGCGCCTGCGCTTGGTACTGTTGCAAGCGGCAACATTAGTGCTTGTACCAGCACCAGTATGGTCATGGTTACGCCAGTAATCGGTGCAGCTACAGGCACAAGCCTAGCGGTAACTGGTGCAATCACTTCATCTGGCACGGCTGGCGTAGGCTATGCCACAGGCGCAGGCGGCGCGGTTACACAATTGACTAGCCGTACTACAGGCGTAACGCTTAACAAGACAGCAGGCGCAATCACTCTATTCAGCGCAGCAGGAACAACAACGGCGGCAACTTTTACTGTAACCAACAGCACTGTGGCGGCAACCGATGTAATTATCTTAAATCAAAAGTCAGGTACTGACTTGTACAACTTAATGGTCACTGCGGTGGCAGCGGGCAGTTTTAATATTTCATTTCGCACCACAGGCGGCACGACAACTGAAACTCCAGTGTTTAACTTTGCGGTTATCAAAGCAGTTGCGGCTTAATGAAAACGCCCATCCTTGGATCAGCGTATGTTGCCCGCAGTATCAACGCTGCGGACAACCGCATGGTCAACTTGTTTCCCGAGGCCATCCCAGAGGGTGGTAAGGAACCTGGCTTTCTAAACCGTGCCCCTGGCCTAGAGTTTTTACAGACCGTGGGCACCGGCCCAATTCGGGCGCTGTGGGCGCACCAGACCAATGGAAGTGATTTTTTTGTTGTTTCGGGCAATAAAGTCTACAAGCTAACCGGCCTAACTGCTACGCCGCAGTTGTTGGGTACGCTCACCACTACCACCGGCCCTGTGTCCATTGCGGATAACGGAACGCAAATATTCTTTGCTACCAACCCTGATGGGTTTATATACAACAAAACTACGGGCGCGTTTGGGCAGATTACTGACCCTGATTTTGCTGGTGCTGTAACGGTTACTTACCTTGACGGGTACTTTGTTTTTAACCAGCCCGATAGCCAGATTATTTGGGTGACTCAATTGCTAGACGGCACTTCAATTGACCCGTTAGACTTTGCAAGCGCCGAAGGTTCGCCTGATGGTGTGGTAGGTCTTATTTCTGACCACCGCGAACTATGGGTCTTTGGCACCGACTCAGTAGAAGTCTGGTACGACTCAGGCGCTACTGATTTTCCATTGCAACGCATCCAAGGCGCGTTTAATGAGATCGGTTGCGTGGCTGCATTCTCAATTGCCAAGCTAGACAACGGCCTGTTCTGGCTGGGCACCGACGCCCGTGGGCAGGGCATCGTCTACCGCGCCAATGGTTATACCGGCGTTAGGGTTTCTACCCATGCCATTGAGTACGCCATAGCCCAATACGGCAACATTGCGGATGCCATTGCGTACACCTACCAGCAAGAAGGCCATGCCTTTTATGTGCTGACGTTTCCCTCGGGCAACGCTACTTGGGTTTACGATGTGTCCACCCAAGTCTGGCATGAACGCGCCGGTTTTGATAACGGCAATTTTATGCGGCACCGCAGCAATTGCCAGTGTAATTTTGGCGGCAACATTATTGTTGGTGACTTTGAAAACGGCAACATCTATCGGTTTGACTTAGATGTGTACGCTGACAATAACGGCATTCAAAAGTGGCTGCGCTCATGGCGGGCGCTGCCAACCGGCCAAAACAATCTCAAGCGCACCGCGCATCACAGCTTGCAGTTGGACTGCGAAACAGGCGTGGGGCTAAACCTTTACCCTGCGTATGAAGGTGAAAATATTGATACTGAGTCAGGCTTAGACCTTGTAGCTGAATATGTACAAACGTTTTTAGCAACGCAATCAGGTGTTACTTTAACTACTGAGGCTGGGGACGGTTTTGAGCCTTTAGGCCAATACGAACTATCAGATACTGATATTAACGGATACAACTTAGTGACCATAGCTTATCCGGCTGCACCAGGCTACGACCCGCAAGTAATGTTGCGTTGGTCAGACGATGGCGGCCACACTTGGAGCAATGAGCACTGGTCGCCACTTGGCAAAATTGGTGCGTATGGTCATCGAACTTTTTGGCGCCGTCTGGGCATGACTATGAAGTTGCGCGACAGGGTGTATGAACTTTCAGGCACCGATCCAAACAAGATAGCAATCATGGGCGCAGAATTAATACTTAGCCCGACCAACGCATGATATGGCTTTAGGCAACGAAACCAATATTACGCCCCCGCGGGTGTCGTTGATTGACGAGCGCACGGGCGCAGTCTCGCGCGAGTGGTATCGTTGGTTTTACAGCCTGTTCACCACTCTTGGCTCGGGCACGGGAATTATTCCCGTTATTTCTGGCGGTACTGGCCTGGGCACAATTCCAACCAACGGCCAATTGTTAATTGGCAATGGCACAGGGTATAGCCTTAATACGTTAGGCACTAGCGCGGGCATCTCGGTTACCAACGGGCTAGGCACAATTACCGTCGCTAATACTGGCGTGTTGTCCAACATTGCGGGCACGGGCATATCGGTGTCTGGCGCCACGGGCAATGTAACAATTACCAATACCGGCGTGCTGTCTTTTTCGGCTGGCACTACAGGGCTTACCCCCGCCACGGCTACCACGGGCGTTGTAACTCTGGCTGGCAAGCTAGTTATAGCAAACGGCGGCACAAATAGCGTATCCACACCAACGGCAGGCGCTGTACCATATGGCACAGGTACGGCCTATGCGTTTACCTCTGCTGGCACGGCGGGGCAAGTGTTGACCAGCGCAGGCGCAAGTGTGCCTATTTGGACAACGCCAGCAACCGGTACAGTCACCAGCGTTAGTTTTACTGGCGGTATAGTATCCGTTGCCACGGCAACAACCACACCGGCTTTGACGGTTGCCGGAACTAGCGGTGGCGTTGTTTATTTTTCTAGCGGCACAACTTGGGCATCGTCAGCGGCGTTAGCCGCAAACGCTTTAGTTATTGGCGGCGGCGCGGGTGTAGCGCCAAGCACTACGACTACGGGTACAGGTGTAGTAACGGCCCTTGGCACAAACGTAGGCACTGCTGGGGCATTTGTTGTCAATGGCGGCGCTTTGGGTACGCCAAGCAGTGGCACGGTTACCAACCTTACTGGTACAGCGTCTATCAACATTAATGGCACGGTTGGCGCAACGACTCCTGCTACGGGTGCGTTTACCACCTTAACGGCCTCTACATCCATCACCAACACTGGCTTGACGGCTACTCGTGTGGTGTTCTCCACCACTGGCGGCCTTGAGACCGACTCCGCTAACTTGACGTTTAGCGGAACAATACTGACATCAACGGGATTTGCTGGCCCTTTAAACGGCACAGTAGGCGCTACGACTCCTGCGGCTGGGGCGTTCACAACTTTGTCAGCTACAGGTGTCACAACTGTGCAAGCTGGCTCTGCTGCTGCCCCTGCCATCACCACTACAGGCGACACCAACACGGGTATATGGTTCCCTGCCGCTGACACTATTGCCTTTACTGAAGGCGGTGCTGAGTCTATGCGTATCGACTCTAGCCGTAACGTGGGTATCGGTACTGCCTCGCCAAGCACAAAACTTCACGTTGCTGGAGCATCAGCAATTGCTCGTATTGACAGGACTGCTGACGCTTCCGCAAACCCAGAGTTACAACTTACTGCTGTAGCTCGTCAGTTTAATGCTGGTGTTGGCGGGGCTACTTTTGCAACAGCGGCTATACAAGGTTCGTACTATCTTTATGATGCAACCGCCGCAGAGTATCGTTTTGTAATTAACACCAGCGGTTCAGTAGGGATAGGGACGAGTTCGCCAAGTGCTTCCGCAATCTTAGACGCACAAAGCACTACTAAAGGTGTGCGTATGCCTAACATGACCACTACGCAGAAAAACGCTATTTCTAGTCCTGCTGCTGGTCTGATGGTATTTGACACAACCCTTGCAAAACTTTGCGTTTATTCTGGTGCTGCATGGCAAACCGTTACATCTATTTAAGAAAATAATATGGATACAATTTGGAAAATAGTGCAGTGTGACCACCTCACCGCAGACGGTTTTATCACCACAGCCCACTGGACTTGCAACGCTGTTGACGGTGAATATTCTGCGTACAACTACGGCACTTGTGGCTTTGCTGCTGCAACTCCGGCTATCCCCTATACTAGTGTGACTGAGCAGGATGTATTAGACTGGTGCTGGGCAGGCGGCATTGACAAGGACGCAATTGAGGCTAGTCTTGCAGCACAAATTGAAAAACAAAAGAATCCGGTAAGCGCCACTGGCGTACCGTGGTAATAACAACCTGTTGCTGGAGTAACAGATGGACGATTTGCAAATAGATATGCGCCAAAAGGTTGAGGCTTTGCAAGCAGAACTTTTAAAACTTCCGCAATATGAGCCAATTACCAAACATACGTTTCATGGCGGAATGTATTGCCGCGAAGTATTCCGTGAGGCTGGTATTTTAATTGTGGGCAAGGTTCATAAAAAAGAGCATTTTTATCTTGTTGCTGGTGGCACTGTGGCAATTACAACTGATGAAGGTGTGCAGTTTGTAACAGGGCCGCATTTACTATGCAGCAAGCCTGGCACCAAACGGGCGGTTTACGCTGAAACAGACGCATTGTGTATGACGTTTCATTGCGTAGAATCAACCAATGTAGAAGATGCGGAAGCTGAATTAGTAGAAGACGCCCCCGAATCCATGTTTGGCGTTGGAAATCAAATTAAAGTGAAGGAATTAACATGACATTCTTATTTGCCGCAGGCGGCGCTGCTTTGGGGATGGCTGGCGTTGGCGGCTTAACTTTAGCTTCTGGTGCAGGGCTTGGTCTTGGGTTAGGTTCTGCGCTTAACGCATCTAGAGCTTCTGGACAAGCCGCAAGCACACAAGCGGCTGCTGCTGACCGTGCGGCTGCGCTTCAAAAAGAAATGTTTGACCAGCAGATGGCGGGGCAAGAGCCGTTTCGCCAAGCGGGTTTAACAGGTCAAAACCGTTTAATGGAGTTGTTGGGCCTTGGCGGTAATGCTGGCGCGGCGGGGTACGGCAAGTACGGTAGAGATTTTAGTATGGCCGACTACCAAGCAGACCCAGGTTACGCATTCCGTTTAAGCGAAGGCCAAAAAGCACTTGATCGCCAAGCCGCTGCAAGGGGCGGTCTGATCTCGGGCGGGGCTTTAAAGGCCGCAACGCGCTACGGTCAAGACATGGGCTCACAAGAGTACCAGAACGCCTTTAACCGCTACCAAACAAGCCGTTCAAACCAACTCCAGCCGCTGGGCAACTTGATGTCTATGGGGCAGTCTGCGGCGTCTAATCAGGGCACAGCAGCGGGGAATTACGGCACTAACGCTGGGCAAGCGTACATGGCTAGTGGGCAAGCAACTGCCGCAGGCCAACTAGGCGCTGCAAACAGCTTGGCAAGCGGACTGCAAGGCACCGTAAGTGCATACCAAAACCAACAAAACTTTAACGACTTTTTAAATCGTCAGCAAAGGCCAGGGTATGGGTATACATACGCCGACCCGTCTGCCGTAGGCCCAACTTATTATTCGGATCGGTAAATTATGGCTGACTTAAACGCACTTATTGCTCAAGGCTACCAGTTCCAACCGCCTCCTGACCCGTTTGTTCAATACGGGAGGATGCAGCAGTTGGAGCAAGGCCAGCAAGCAAATCAATTGGCAAAATACCAATTTGAAGCTGCTAAACGTGCTGATGTTCAAGCCAATGCGCTTAATCAAGCGTATGCAAACGCAATTGATCCAACTACCGGCGCAATTGATTACGCACAAGTTCGCAAATCTTTGGCAACTGGCGGCGCTGGTTCGCAAATTCCTGCGTTAGAAAAAACACGCATGGAGCAAGAAAACGCAGCCCTTACAAAACAAAAGTTAACTGGTGAAATAGCAGCCCAAGGACCAGCATTGGCACTTAAAAATATAGAAGTGTTTAATTCTCAAATGGATCAATCAAAAAGAAGATTGAACGCAATTGATCCTAATAGCCCTGATGCCGGTAATAAACTTATGGCATGGCATGAAAGCAACCATGCACCTGGTGTACTAGGCGATACGCTTCGCCAACAAGGTTCTACGCCAGAGCAAACAATTAAAGATATTCAAGCTGCAATTGCAGGAGGCCCAAAAGCAATTGCTCAATTTATAGATCGTTCTATGGTTGGGCAAGCAGAATTTGCTAAAAAAATGGCGCCAATTCCAGAAAAAACGACTGATGGAAGAACTGAATTTTTTGTAGATAAAAACCCATTAAGCCCTACGTTTGGCATGAAGATTGGCGGCGAAGGCGTGGTTAAACTTACAACGCCAGGTGAACAATTAACGGCAGACACTGCGGCTAAACGTCTTACATTTGAACAAAGCAAATTTAACTACGAAAGAGCTAACCCTGGTTATGAACTTAAAGAAATTTTACAACCTGATAACACAACTCAAGTTGTTGCTGTAAATAAAAAGACATTGCAAGCTGTACCAGTAATGATGGCCGGAGCACCAAGTGCAGCACCAGCCGGTGCAGGCCGCGGCGCCGTTGGCGTAACTGGTGGCCAAGTTGGACCTGGTACGCCGTTGGTTGGTGCTGCCAAGGCAGGGGCGCTTACTGAGGGCCAAAGTAATGCGGCATTGTTTGGAAGCGCAATGGCACAGGCTCAAGTTGTGCTTGACCAGGTTGAAAAACGAAACACAAAAACTGGCGCCGTTGCTACGTCACTTGTCCAAGGTATTGCTAAATATGTGCCGCTTGGGATTGGAGATAAATTAGTTCAAGACATTTACGCTTTAGCTGTTACAGACCCAACTAAATTGTTTGGTCCTGACGTTGACCAGCAAAAACTAGGTCAAGCGCAACTAGCGTTTTCAATTGCTTATTTGCGTAAAACGTCTGGCGCTAATTTTGGCGCATCTGAAGTAATGAACACTATCAATGAATATTTCCCACAAATTGGGGAAGATGCAAGCGTCACCAAGCAAAAATCAGAGGCAAGAAAACGTGCAATTAAAGGCATGAAAATTAGCGCTGGAAAAGAAGGTAGTAAATTTATTGAGGAATATGAAGCACCAAGTGCAGCCGGTGGCGGCACACCATCCGCTAATGATCCGCTAGGCATTCGAGGAAAATAGTAATGGCAACAATAGCTAACATCCGACAACAATATCCTCAATATGAGGATGTTCCTGATGTGGAATTGGTTGATGCTTTACATCAGAAATTTTATTCTGATATTCCAAAAACGGATTTTTATAAATCCATCAATTTGACAGGCGCAAGCCTGATCCCTGGCAGCATTACTTCGTTGCCGCAACGCGAAGTGTCTTTGCGTGACAGGGTAATGGGCCTCATTGAAACGCCAGCAATTGTTGCTGGTGGGCTTGCCGCAGCAATTCCAACCTTTGTGGCTCGCGTAGGAGGCGAGTTATACGGTGGCCGAGGCACTCCGCAAGGCAAGGCGATGGGCGAATCAGCCGCCAAAACAGTAGCAGCACAGTTCTACCAACCTCGCACCACTACCGGCCCAGAATTGGTTAGCCAAGCCGCTGACTTTTTAGGTTCAATACCGCCAACGCCTTTAAGTAGCGCAGGCACTGCACTTAGCACCTTGACCGGCCCTGCTGTAAACCAGTTACGGCCTATCGTTACTCAAGCAGTTGCGCCTGCAAAAAATTTATTGGTTTCTGCATTGCAGCGTGAGCCTGCTGCCGTCATGCCTGGTATGGGCGCCGCCGAAACGTCGGCGGCTGCTTTGCGCCAAGAACGAGCGTTACGCCAAAACATTCCATTGACCAAAGGCGAGCAAGTGCCAGAGCTTGGATTGCAACAATTTGAGTCTGACATTGTTAAACAAAATCCGCAACTTGGAAAACCTTTAATTGAATTTAAAGCAGGACAAAAGAAGGCCATTGTTGACCAGTTTGAAAGATTGGCTGGAGAAACTGGTGCTGAATTTGCTGATCCAGCAAATGCTAGGCAAATAGGCACCATTGTTGACAAGGCTATGGTTAATGCATTTGACGCTAAAAAAACAAAAGTAGATCAAGCCTACCAACTTGCAAGGGATTCTGGCGAAACAAAACAAGTAGTTGACACCACAAAACTAGATCAATATTTGACATTTGTTCAACCAGAAGCAATCGCTGTTCCAGAAATTAACTCAATTAAAGCAAAATTAGAAGTTTTAAAAACTGCTAAAAATGGTCAAGTTACCATTGATGATCTTGAAAATTTATATAAAGTTGCTGGACAACTTGGCAAAAAAGGTGATCCATCTGGTGTTTTTATGGGTGACATCAAAAAAATCATCAATGAAGTCACAGAAGGAACTGGTGGTGATTTGTATCGTGCGGCTAGGGCGCAACGCAACCAACTTGGTAAAGAATTTGAAGACACCTATCGCGTTGCTAAATTACTTGGCACTAAAGGCGGTTACGCTGACCGCGCAGTAGCGCTTGATGATGTGTTTAAGCACGTTGTTTTGGACGGTAGTTTGGAAGAAATGCGAACCGTCACCAAGCTATTAAAAAAGGCTGGCCCAGAAGGTCAGCAAGCCTATAAAGAATTGCAAGGTCAAACAATTGAACACCTTAAAGATCAATTGACCAAAAACGCTAGTGGCGAATTGTCATTTGCAAAATTAAAGACTTCTATTGAACAATTAGATCGTGAAGGTAAGTTGCAATATATGTACGGCAAAGCTGGCCGCGATAAGTTGATGGATTTAAAAGCAACCGTGCAAGATGCTTTAGTCAAAGACCCAAGGGCAGTCAATTGGTCTAATACCGGCAATGTTGTTTTGCGTGGGTTGGATGCTTTGTCTGCAATTCGTTTCCCTGGCGCCCAAACAGCGGCAGAAATTGCCCAAAATATTTCGCTTAAAAAGAAAGTGGCCGAGTCAGTTAACTTTAACGCTTTGGCCCCCAGCAAGGCATCCGCAAACAAATTAGCACCATGATGGATCAGCAAACCATCAATCTCATTCTTGGCGGCTGCATGGGCGTAGCCGGATGGTTCGCGCGTGAGTTGTGGACAGCAGTGCAAGAACTAAAAAACGATCTCGCCAAGCTGCCAACGATCTACGTTGCCCGTCTGGACTACAAGGACGATATGCGTGAGGTTAAGGAAATGCTAAGTAAGATTTTTGACCGGCTGGATAACAAAGCAGACAAATGACACTTGACCCAGTAACCGCCCTGTTTGAAGTTGGCAGCAAAGTCTTAGACCGAGTTCTGCCCGACCCCGCGCAGCAAGCCGCTGCCAAGCTGGAGTTGCTCAAGCTGCAACAAAACGGTGAGTTGGCCCAGATTACGGGGCAGATGGACATTAACAAGGTAGAAGCGGCAAGCTCTTCTTTGTTCGTTAGTGGCTGGCGACCTAGTATTGGGTGGATATGCGGCGCGGGGTTTGCTGTCCAATTCGTTATTGGCCCGTTAGCTGAGTGGGGCGCTGCGCTTGCTGGACACCCCGTAAAGTTCCCGCAGATGGACACCGGAACCATGATGCCTTTGCTCCTCGGTATGCTGGGCCTTGGTGGGCTTAGGACGGCTGAAAAACTAGCAGATAAGGCGGCAAAATGAAAGCAAAACTTACCTTTCTTGTTACCCTGATGGTCAGCTTCACTTTGTGCGTAGTCATCATCGGTATGGTGGCTGTGCTGATGGCGGGTTTGTTTGACCCCC